GGCGACGGCGTCAATGACGCTCCCGCCCTGAAGCAGGCGGACATCGGCGTGGCTATGGGCATCACGGGAACGGAGGTGGCCAAGGATGCCGCCGGTATGGTGCTGGCGGACGACAACTTCGCCACCATTGTGAAGGCTGTAAAAAACGGTCGGAACGTGTATGCCAACATCAAGCGGGCCATTCAATTTCTGCTCTCCGGCAATACGGCGGGCATTTTGACGGTGCTCTACGCCTCTCTGATGGGACTGCCCGTGCCCTTCGCGGCAGTGCACCTGCTGTTCATCAACCTGCTGACGGACTCTCTACCCGCCATCGCCCTTGGCATGGAGCCACACACCGACGAGGTCATGTCGGAAAAGCCCCGGCCCCGGAACGAAGGCATCCTGACAAAGCCCTTCCTTTATAGCGTGGGCGTCGAGGGACTGGTCATCGCCGCCGCCACCGTCACGGCCTTCTATCTGGGGCTGAACGCCGGCGGTGCCGCTGCTGGACAGACCATGGCCTTCTCCACCCTGTGCCTGAGCCGACTGTTCCACGGATTTAGCTGCAAATCCCAGCATCCGGTGCTGCTTACCCGGCACTTCTGGAACAACCGTGCCCTGTTAGGGGCCTTTACCATCGGCGCTCTGCTGCTGGGGCTGGTGCTGCTGGTTCCTGCGCTGGAACCGCTGTTCGCCGTGGCCCCCCTGTCCATTGGGATGGTGGGTGCCATTGTGGGACTTGCCTTCGGCTCCATGGTGGTCATCCAGCTTTTAAAATTGATCCGGCAGTAAACAGTCGTCGTTATATATCGCGGATGGAAAAGAGACAATTCTCGACTCACGATTGGGCCTCCTTATGTGACAGTTTCTTTACAAAATTACGTTTGCTCTTGCTTTTTTGAGCTTCTTCCAGTATTCTGGAGGACTCCCGTTTGGGAAGACTCTTTAGATGGAGGCGATTGCCATGAACATGAAGCAGTTTCCGGTTATTGATCCTATCGCGACTGGAAAGAACATCATCCGTCTTCGCGCCGAGCGTGGGATGAGTGTCCGCGACCTGCAGGCATACTTTGGTTTCGAGGAGCCGCAGGCGATCTACAAATGGCAGCAAGGAAAGAGTCTGCCTTCTGTAGATAATCTGTATGCTCTCGGCGCGTTGTTCGAAGTACCGATGGAAGACATCCTGGTATCTCGGACATCACAACTGAATCTGATTATTTGTGAGCAGCAGGCCGTAGCCTGCTGCTCGCCTCTATTTATGGGAGAACTGCTCCGACTATCACGGATACGGCAGAGAGCCAAGATCGCTTCGACCATTTTTGCCAAGGCCATGCGCTCGCTGGCTCCATGAGGAGCAGAGGTAGCATGCCTCGACGTATTAACGGCTCAAAGGCCAGCAGTATCAAGATAGGAAATCTATCTATATTCAACAGAATAGGGAGATGTGAGGTGGCAAGGTCGAGATTCGGCGTTAGCGTATTCACGTTATAGTGAAACAGCGTTGGGCGCTGATGGATGGGAAGGCGGTTCGTAGCATCCGTTAACGAGACGGATCATGTCTTCTTTTGGAGCTCAGAATCAACCGAGCGGATAGTTTTGATTTGCAGCACTATAGTTCGTCTGCAACTGAACCGGTCGCCACGTTCTCTTCTTCTGCCGCATCCGTGATAGTCGGAGCAAAGTCGCAAAGGCTTGGTCAGCTCAATGCGGACATATGCGCTTCAAAAGCCTCCGCAAAAGTCTCGTTCACATTGAACGGAGCTTCGTACTCCACCGGTGTGTTGACCAGAGCGGCATCCAGAGCGGCAGAGGTCTCATCGGACTTCTTGCTCAGATCAGCGCACATCTTCCGGATCTTATTGCGATCGAAATTGATGGTGGTCACACGCTTGACATCGCAGCGGTAGGAGACCTGATTTCCCTCGTTGTTGAACCGATAGCCGACTCCCCCGTTAGAGATCAAAACCTCGCCATTGCGGAGGCCGGCCATGTGACGGAGCAGAGTGGCAATCTCCTGGCGCTTCCCATTGAGGCTCACTTCGCCATCCAGGCCGGCCCCAAGCGGAAGGGATACCTTCGCCTTATGGATTGCGGCGCTCAACTTTTCCCGCTCGTCCAGGAGGAACAGCAGGAACTCTGCCATCTCGGTGATATTCTCGCTATACTCGGTGGAGGGGGCCTCCATAGTGACCTCATCCTCCGCCTCTGCCATGACCTTGTGGCGGAGATAGGTATTCTGCACCTTGGTGATATTGCCGTTGTTGCCGAGGATGCTCTGTGCATCGGTCATCATGGACTGCAGCTTATTCTGAAAGCGGAACGCTTCTTTGAGGTTCATTGTATTCACTCCTTGTCTCTTTTCGTTGATCCTATGATATCTGTCTCTGTAGCAGTTGTCATTGAACTGCTGGTTTAATCGCCTGAAAAGCTCAATTATGGACAAAGGTTTGCCGTAGGGGTCTGCCCCTCGTTTTCCCATTCAAATAGTGCAGGAAGTGCGCGAGGTGCGTAGTCACGGGATCGCGTTCCCGCAATTCTGGGAGATGGGTCATTTTCTATGAATCGATCCGGGGCCTGCTCCAGAATATAATCAATCCAAGCGATTGCATTCTTGCACTTGCGCCGGCGCACACGGGCATCGTGCAGAAGTTTATATAGCTGGTATCCATGTAAGGCATCCAGGTTATAGAACTCCGCTGCGTGCTCGATGTCTTCAATTTCCAGCTCCGCCTTCCGCTGGCCGGTCACCAGTGTTTCTCTCTGGCATTGGATGGTGTGAATGAAATCGCTGAAATTCTTCAGCCGTGTCAGGTAGAATTCAGGCGTCAGTAGCTCCAGTTGCAGATCAGGATTTTCGGGATTGGGGTTTGAGATGAAGATGACCTTATACTTCAGGTTTTTCATCGCCTTTGGCAGCAAAGAGCAGTATTTCTCTGCCGTCTTCTTATTGTTGAATGTATGCGCGCGATCGATATAGGCAGTGGTGATCATCTGATTGTTGCCGATAATCTCCACATAGCTTTTTCTATTGCTGATAATCCAGGGCATATTTGATCCTCCTTTGTAGCGCGACACGATTTTTGAGAAATTCGGACAGGATAATTGAGAAAAAATAGCGCCGTTCTAAGAAGAAAATCTTAGGCTCGTCCCACAGCAAACGCGGCCCCCTTCAAGGTGGTCTGCGTGTACTGCGGGACGAGCCTTTGTGGTTGCCCGGGAAAGATGTAAACTGCCTTTACCTCGGGGTTTTTGCTTCACCGCTTATCTCATTCGTTGGTAGCTTCTTCCTGAGTAGCCAAATACTCAGCAACAGGAATGATATAGGCTTCGGGAAGCTCCTCGATCTCGCGCTTGCCGTTCTTGACGAGAACGGCATAGACGGCGATCATATAGGTCTTAACCTTCATTTCTGCTTACCTCCTTTTTCAAGCATTTCAACACGGGCTTTCAGCTCCGCGTTGGACTGTTCCAGCGCAGCCAGCTCTTCAAAGAGTCCAGCGATCGCCTCGTAGAGGTCGACATTCCGTTCTTCCATCTCCTCTGCCCGGTCACGGGCGATCTTGGAGATAGGTTTTTTCGGAGTCAAATACTTCATAGCTTTATTCATACGCACCTCCGAAACCCGAGATGGAGACTTCACCCTCGAAGCCCTCATTCTTTGTGATGGTGAAACGGATATTCACGCCCCACTTGCTCGCGGTCTTGGTCTTGTTGGTGAAGTTGTAGACACGGTTGATCTGCACCATCGCCGTGATGTCCTCCCATGTGGGAACGGCGTCAAAACCGTTGTTGCACGCCTCCACCTTGGCGACCGCGCCCTCGATCTTCCACGTCGGCGTCACGAGCACCTTAGTCGCCGCTGCATCGGTCTCCTCCGGCGCGACCAGTTCGAACTTAATGACGGTCTCTTTCTTGCTGAAGGAGAATACACGGACGCTGGTGGCGAAGTTGCCGTCGACCGCCTCGATGCGGAGCTGGTGTTGTCCATTGGTAAGCGAGAGCCACTTCTCTCGGGTCAGCTCGATCGTTTCCTGCTGTCCCAGCGTTGCTTGATAGCTGCGGATCTGCACGTCATCCACGAACTCGGTGACGACCACATTGTCGCCCTCAACGTCGCTCACGGTGTAATTCTCTGCGAAACTCCCGTTCTTCAGACCGAGGGCCTTGTCCTGCCCGGAGATCGTCGGTGCGGAGTTTGTGCGTTTGAAGGTGACGCGACGGTAGGCCGTACCGCCCTTGCCGTCCGTGACGGTGATCTTGAGGGTGTTGACCGAATTAAGCCCCAGCGCATAGAGCTTCTCGGAGGTGATCGTCACGGTCAGCTCCTCGCCCTTGGGCGCATTGTTGATCGTGCGAATCGTCTCGTCGTTGAGTTCCTCCACGACGGTCAGTGTGTCGCCGTCCGCATCGTCAATGGTGTAGGCATAGGTGAAGCCGAGGTTCTTATCTCCGAGATTGCCGTCGCTGCCGGAAATGGTCGGTGCGGAGTTTGTGCGGGTGAACGTCCACGTCCGGGTCGCTGTGCCGCCCTGTCCATCGCTGACGACGACCTTGACGGTGTGTTTACCGAGACTTAGGGAGTCGACATCGACAGAGATGGTGTTTACCGAATTTCGCGTCGGGGCAAACGACTTCGTCGTTTGCCCATCGAGCGACTCCGTCGCCGTCAAGACGTCGCCGGAGTCGGCGTCATCGACCGTGTAGGTGATCGTGAAATTGCTGTTCTTATCTCCGAGGTCTCTGTCACTGTCAGAGATCAGAGGGTCAGTGTTCAGGATTTCAAGGACGGGGCGGAAACCGAGGTACGGGAAGGAGCTCGCAGCATAGTA